TTTGATAAATGCACTACGCTCTTTTATAGCTTCGGAAACGTATGTGCTGAGATTATTTCTCTTTACGATGTCCGCTAATAGGACACCGCCCGAATAGTTCTGAAATGGAGCAGCCATTCAGATCTCCGTGTTACTTTTGCGATACCCTAGTCACAGACAAGGGGATTAGTCTCACTGAGACTAACTATTTCTGAGCCTCTTGCTTGAGCACTGCTGCAAGCTGTGGGTCTTGTTCTAATAGTATCATCTGTTGTGTGAGATTGCCCGTTTTCCAAGGGTTTACCTGACCTCCACCTGCATTTGCCACTGGGCTTGGCTTTGCACCCATTCCAGCAGCAGAACTTGGTTTAAAGTGATGTTCGTACCCACTACCAGGATTTTTGAGACTGGTGAGATAGGTGTTTATGTCTTGTTCTACTCCACCGTTTAGGACAACGACTTTTCCTTCAGCGTTCTTTTGTAACTTGTTTTGTAACAAAGAGAGCATCTGCTCTGCATTTATAGCTCCTTGGTTACTGATAGCTGCAAGGGCTGTTGTTTTTGTAGAAGCTACTTCGTTAGAGTTTTTTAGATCCTCTAATTGTTGAGTAAGGCTTATGATTTGCTGGTCTTTATCCTGTGCAGTTTTGTTTGCCTCTTCCCAAAGAGTTTTCCATTGACCCTGTTCTTCTAGGTCTTTGGTTCGCTTTTCTTCTTTCTGTTTGTAAACTTCATCTAGTTTACCCTTAATGCCTTTAAATTTTTCCTGTGCTTCAGCAGCTTCTTTACGGGCAGCAGCTACCTGTTCTTCATATTGCTTCTTGATGCTGTCAAGATTAGGTGCTTGTGGTTGAGAAGTAGTTTCAGCCACGGGCTGTTCAGCGTTGGTCACAGACTCAGGCTGAATTACTTTTTCTTCTAATTCCATTAATTATTCAGAGATTGGGCTGTCAGTTTTCTTTTTTGAAACCTTTTTAGGTGTTTCTTTTGGTTCTGGAGCAGGGCAGACAACAGGAGCTTCGTCAGCTTCTTTTGTGTGCTCTACCACTTGCCATTTCCATGTTCCGTCAGATTGCAGAACTTTATCAATAGATCCAGCCATAAATTTTATGTACTTATCTAATATTGTAGCAGCTTATTCTGGTTTGACCTCACTTGCTGTTGGTAAAACTTCACCTTGGACTAAAATATCTCTAAATTCCTCTCTATCAATGACTTGTTGATCGAATAGTGATGTTAGAGCTGTGATATCCTGTCCGATTAGTCTTTCTATATCGAAATCTCTGCTTATTTTTACTTCTGGTGGTTCGATTCCGACATATTCGGCTGAAAGATTAAAGGCTTTTTGTAGTTTTTGCTCCAGTTCCATAGATACCATTGCAAGCATAGAGTTGGTGTCTACACGATCTAGTCTACGGGCATCGGCTGACTCGGCTACGAATTTCTGTTGTGATAATGTACTGATTCCCAGTGTTGCCATTTGCATCTGAAGCTCTTTTATTTCTGCTGATTGAGCATCAAAAGCACTGGAAGCTGGCTCTACATAATAAACTTTGTTGCCAGGTTGTGTAGCCATTGCGTAGTTTACAGATATAGCAAGGTCTTTGGTCTGATCGTCATAACCTTCCATCACTAATAATGGTTGGGATGCAACGTGCAAACTGTGTATAAGGTCAGCTTGTCTCTGGAAGTGTGCAAGATTTAGATATGCGATGTCCAGTAGAGGTGGTTTGCTGACTAAATTATCTGTTTTACCTGCATATATTGTCACTAAAGGTATTTCACCAAGAGAAAAATTGCCTGATTCTACCTGTCTGTAGTCTTTTTCAGATGATCCTACTTCAAACTGGCCCGTAGTACTGTTATCGGAAACGTCATACATTTCTTCTAGCTGTTCTTTTTTGCGGAATACTCTGTATCTACCTGGTTCGATTACTCTTACCTGATCGAAAACCTTTTCACCAAACTGTCCATCAGGCAGTACAGCCTTTTCTCCTATGCGTACTTGAACTAGGTTTCCGTAGTTTGATTCTCTGTCTAGTCTCCAACCGTAAAGATTTGTGGGATCTACTTCAATCCAGTATGGTCTGCGGTTCTGGGAGCGTTCTTCAGCTAGGCTTACTGCTCCTGATGGTGCAGGATAGTCTACAAGTATGTGGCTTTGACCGTATGTGAGAGAACACATCAATATTCTTCTTGCGTATTCATCTAAATCTGACTTGCAGCCATCAACATCCATTTTGAACATTTCTGTCCAGTATGGATCGCCTGTTAAAGTTATGGGTTTGCGTAGTACTAAACCTGCTGCTGCTCTGATTAGTCTCTGAGTAAATGGGCTGAATACTGCTCTGTTTACTCTTGCTAAGTAGGCATCGTAATCTTCTCTTGGTTCTAGAGGTAAGAATGCTTCGCTATTTGTTCGTAGGTAGTCTGTTCCTTCGCTTACTGCTTTCATTATTTCCCAGCCTTTCATCATATCTAAGACAGCCCTCGTGCGAGTAAAAGGACTGTCTGGCCCACCTACAGAAGTAGATGAGACAATGTTAGTTCGTATTGGGCCTGGGATTGCGTAAGTCATTTCAGCACTTCCATCTCCTTAATGCTAATGCTTTTCTAGTTGGTCTGCCTTTACTATCTTTCATTGGGCCTTTAACTCCTTTCATTCTGGCACAAAATGATTTTCGTCTAGCTGCCCTTTTACCTGTTGGATTCTTTTCGGTTACAGGTGCTTGTAAGTTGCTGCCTGTAGCTCGGTTATACTTAGCTCTACCTTTTGCAGTTAGTCCACCTTTCTTTGATTTTTCACCTCTTCCGACTGACAGACTTACTCCTCTTCGTTTAGCCATTACTTGCCTACCTTTGCTTGTGCCTTTTTATGGGCTTGGGTAAAAGTGTCTCCTGCTCTCATTCGCCTTCTCATAAACTCCATGTGCTTGGCACTATGGTGTTCAGAGTGTTTCTCTAATAGATTCTTTTGGCGAGTGGTGAGTTTCACTTCTTTTTCTTTTTCCGTTTGGATTTAAGTTTTTTAAAGTCAGCAGCAGTGATCTTGTCTCTTGGAGGAGCTACTGAAGCTAACTTCCTTTGCTTAGGAGAATAAGATCCTTTAGGCATTAGACAGCAGAAGTGATAGCACCAGTTGTTATAAAGCTAACTGATACTGTGGAAATGTCACCAACTGTAGAGCTGAATGTAGTTCCTGTAATAATTCCGTTAAAACTTAACTTTTTACCGCCTGATGTATCGGAGAATAGGTTAAATGCAGCAGTACCATCATCTTCGGTAGTTAATACATCATTAATAATTTCAGCAGTATCATCTCCAGATGTTGCTGTGTAAAGGAGATCGACTGTACCAGATCCAGAAATTAGAGATCCTACAAACTTTCTAGAGGTATCTCCATGAGCAGTTGTCTCAAGAGTGTCTTTTGTTACATCTAAAGTCCAAGCTGTTGTAGAAGCTATAGCTCCAACTGTTCCAGATCCGTTATCAAATGATACAGAGCCTTCTTCGCCACGAAAAAATGCCATGATTTTGGTGAAAAATTACATCTAAGCCTATATTACCTTGAAACTGCAACTTTTAAAGCTATTTTTTCTTCTTTTTGCGTCTATGTTGATAACTTATCTTCTTACTTCCTGTTTTTTCACGTTTAAATCTTGCTTTTTCAGCACTTGACATCTCAGAAGTAGTCTTAGGTGTCTTACTTGAGACTCGTTTACTGGGTCGGCAAGCTGGATAGCCCCGTTTTTCGCCTTTTGATCGGCCACAGGGCTTTCCTGTTTTGACATCTACCCATTTTTCTTTGAACCAACGGGTTAGACCACCGCTACTTCTTGCCACGTTTCTTAGTTCCTGTGCGATAAGTGCCACCACGCTTTTTGTACTCTCGTACAAGCCATGCGTTGGCGTAAGCTGAAGGGTAAACAGCAAATTTGCGTTTAGCTTCTGCCTTTACCCTAGAGTATAACGCTTTATTTACAGGAACATTCGCCACGTTTCTTGCCTCCTTTTTTCTTTTTCTTCTTTTTCTTTGTAGTGGAATGATACATGATGATGGGGATTAGCAATCTTAGTATATTCTAAACCCAGTCTGCCCTAATGTCTCTGGTTTTACAAGATTAAATTGTTGTAAACATAAATATCCGAAAGCATCAAAAGCGTGGTCAACCCCCAGATTCTTGTTGGGCAAGCCTGTATTGGGTGCATAAGTTAATGTTCTGAGTGCTTTTATCAATTCTTTACATCTTGGATGGATTAGTGTGCGTCTTTCTTCGGCTGCATCAAATAGTGCTGTGTTTACACAGGTTATTTTGTCACGGATTTTCCAGGGTGCTTTAGGTGATGAAACAGTAAATCCGCTTCTTCGGAGGATGTTGTGGTCAGTTGAACCTACTCCTGCTGTTTTTCGAGCTGCACCTGTAGGGTCGGGGCAAGCAATTATTCGTCTGTCCACCCCGTATCGGTTTATTACTTCTTCTGTAAAATCCCAGGTTGTTGCTCCACCAGTAAGAATTATCTCGTCAAATACGTATAAATAGTTCTGGTGGCGTACTGCACAGATTCCGCAAAGTGGATCTACGTTAAAATCGACTCCCAGAATGAGTGGGAGGAACTGTAGGTCATTTGCTTCCTCAGAAACATTGGAGTCTGAAAATGAGACTGCAACGAGACCCGTGAGATTCTCAAAGCTGGCCTCAAACTCCTGCTTAAATGTTCGCTGGTCTAGCTGGGCCTTAGCTGCTTCGACTTCCTCTTTTGCAACATTGCCCCCTTCGATGGTGGTAAAACTCCAGCGTTTCCAGTCACCTGTCTCATCCTGTGGAACGTAACACCATAAATCGTAGAACCAGGAGGCTGTGCCATCTGGTGTAGAAATGAAGAGTGCCCAACCCTGTTTATCTGCGAGGGCGGGTCTAATTACCTCGAACCATACTTCTGCATCCATGAAGGCTGCCTCATCGAGTACTACTCCAGCTAGGCTTCGGCCACGCAGGGTTGTTGCGTTTTCTGTGCCTTTGAGTTCGATTAGCGATCCATTGATTAGTTCTATTTTGAGATCAGTTTCGTTCTTGGACTGAATCCACTCTCTTGGTACGAGTTTCTTTAGTTCCTTCCAGGCTATGTCTTTTGCCATGCGATAGGTGGGGGCACAGTAGAAGTAGGTTTCACCTGGGCGATTTATTGCTGCTTTTACCAGTTCTATACAGGAAAGATAGGATTTTCCGAATCTTCTGCCAGCTACGAGGACTCTAAATCTGTTTTGTGCGTTGAACACCTCCCCCTGTGCCCATCTAAGCGTTAAATTTTCGGTTGTGGCTGCACTCATGTAGTAAAGAATAGCTTAAATTTGACTTTTTATCCTAATTTTGTCGACTAAGTACTACATTTAGGGTTATTATGCAAATAAATAGTATCAATTTAGTCCGTGGCTCAAGCATACTTTCACCCAAACGCAGACAATCCAAATGCACCTAAAACAAAAGAAGGTCTTGGTATATCAGGAAGGCGTAATAGTCGAGCAGTTATAGAAGCAAGACAGCAGAAGTTATATAAAAGACAGATAGAAGGTTTAACTACAAGACAATTAGTGCTGGATCATGCAGCTAAAGAGAATGTTTCAGTGTGGACAGCCTGGGAAGATTGGAAACAGGTAAAGATATGGAACGATGAGGACTGGAACAAAGATAGAGAAAAGATGATCGGGCGACTCCAGGGAATGAGAATGAACCTTTTTAACAAGGCTGTAAGGAGAGGACAGTACCAGACTGCTGCTCAAATACTGGATTCACTGGGTAAAGTACTAGGGGAGAGCGAAGAGACCATCAATCTTAAGACTCCACAACTATCAATTAAGGTAGAAGAGAAGAAAGACTAGTTGACACTATTGTAGTAGTTTAGTATAATAATATTGTAGTACATAATCAAATTATGCCGTGATTTATCAGTAGGTTCCCCATCATCTACAAAAAAATTTGCAAAATAAAAACCCGCCCCCCTGTGCGGTGGGGGGTAAGGGCTGGGCGGTGTTGCCTCTCTGGGCTACGCTGGGCTGTCTATCTTCCTAGATGGGTGATGTGGCACTCTGTCTGCTGGCGGGCTGTCTTGGCATCCCTGAGACACTGCTCGTACTGTGGAGACGCTCCAGTGTAGGCACTAGCCAGCACCAGAGAGACCAGACTTGCAGCCAGTGCATAAGCTTGGAATTGAGGGCGGGGGCTGGTTGATCTCTGTGGGCGGTGGTTAGTGCTTAGGCGTGTCATGTGTTTAAGGAGTTGCTGTGATGTGTGAAGATAAAAACTAGGTTAATTCTGCGGGGGTGTTAACTAGGAAATAATAACCAGATGAACAGTCAAACCCGTAAGCAAAAATTTTCATGTTGGGGTGGTACTCTTTGAAGTCCCACGTGTCAATCATTAGTTGAGCAGCCCTGCGGTGGTTGTCCACTGATTCCAATTCACTGTTAGGTTCGAGGGCTACTTCCCATAGTGTGTTGCTGTCTCTCTGGACAGTTGCGTGGATGCGTGGCCCCCTGTAATCGGTGGGGCCTTTGTATTTAGTCCTGATGCACCAGCCAGATTTTAGATCTGAGCAGTAGCGGTTAGGGTAGGTTGCAACTGTCATTAGAAAGATACTCCGTGTGCTTTGTTGTTTCTAGCCTCATTAATAAGGACATCTACAGCCCACTGACTGGGTGGCATTTCATAGTAAACTTTGCCATCTTCCATAACTACCTTTTTAGTGGCTGGCTGGTCAAAGTATCCAGAGTTAGCCTCTGTTTCTTCCTCAATTACTTTGTGCATCTGTTCGGCATTGTGCCAGATGTGCTTAGCTTGGGTGGCCATAATCAAATTAATATAGAATACTCTATATATATAGCATTTATTGTAGTACTTGACAAGACCAGATCAGGACTAATTTTTAATTATAGGATTCTTACTTTTATCGCTTGAGACTCAAGTCATAGCCTGACTTTCTGATTTACTAAAATAGCTAAAATTAACCTCATTTTGGTCAGGTAGAATCATACCTGTAGCACATTAGAATTATAGGATTATTAAGTGTTTACTATGAGACACACCCTGAGACAGACCCACCAGGATTTGAGACTCATTTGAGAAAATTTTGAGACTGTAAAAAAAAAAAAAAAAAAAAAAAAAAAAAAAAAAAAAAAAAAAAAAAACCACTGACTAATCAGTGGCTAATCAGTGGCCTAATCAGTGGTCAGATCAGTGGTCAGATCAGTGGCTAATCAGTGGCTAATATTTCTCATAATTCCTCCAGTCTGGAAATATGCCTCTGTGGTAATCGTTTTTGATCCTTAGCAATTTTCCTATATGGCTCTGGTCATTCTTAATGGAATGAACAAAACAGTCGGACCAGATTTTAGAAAGTTTATCCTGATACTCTTTCTTTTCATCCTGATACTTAATCTGTTCCAGAGGTAGTTCTAGTTGGCCTTCTGTAGGCTGTTTCTGCTCAGGTGGTTTAGGTCTCCTACCATTCCAGTCCTCTGATAGGAAGTAGGCATAGTTAAGTTCCCTATTTTTAAATTCCCTTAGAGTATCTTTCATTCCATACTCATGTATTGTTTGGGTCTCAGTCATAGGACTGATATATGGGAACTCTAAATACACCCAATAGTCTGTGCCATACTGAGGGTCATTAGCCTCAGTATGTGCTGACATCACGTGTGGGTGATTTTGTAATTGTTTAAAAGTTCTAGGCTCTCTCATTTTACTTAACCTCATTTAATTTATTTAATTCATCACCGACCTGATCTATTATCTGCTGTAGATCATCTGCCTCATCTTGGCATCTTTGAACATAAACATTGTAATGTTGTTTCATTGGCTCTGGATGTGCCATATAAGGTTTAGACTCTCTCAATCCATCTATAAAAATACTCATTTTAGAATGTTCTTTAGTAAGAATTTCTATAATGTGGTTGAGTTGACTTGAGTTAAAAGTTGAGTAATTAGATAAACCCATTTTTGTAATTTGGTGTACTACACTATATAGTCTTGCATTATTGTAGTACTTTGTCAACCCCCAAAAATAAAAAAGATAATAAGTTAAAAACCTATTATCTTAATTATTGTCAGGTGTGTTTATACCTTTTAAGTTTTAAAAAGTGCTACTTCTTAACTGTATCAAGTAAGACTCACCTTAAACTGATGAATGGCTATACAGTAGTCAGAGCTAGGCACTTTTCAAGTGATCTGTTGATTCTCTGGCTGTTCGATCCAGTAGGATTAATTAGATTATTGAATCGAATCCTAGAGGCATTGATTGAATGCGGGCTGTTAGTTCTACCCTCAGTGTGGCATTGGTGATGAGTAATAGCCTGATGAATAGCGTATGCTGTATTACCTAGGTTACTAGCTTCCTTTTTATACTGACGTTGGACTGCTGACCACTCTCTGTCTAGATCAGTGTATTTCTTAGCTCTGACAGTTCCATCTTTCTCAGTAATAGTGCCTCTAAGTTTATCCTGATAGGCATACTGAAACACATCTTTTAAATCTGTTTCGTTAACCTTGGTTCTATCAAGTTCCCTGAGCTGGGCAACTGTAGTAGTGAAATCAGAGCGTGCCCAATCAATATGGTCTGGTAGAGCCTTAACTAATCTTTCTATTGAGGATGTATGCTTGATGACTATGTTTTTACCATCCTTACGTACTGACTGCATTTGATTAAAACAAGCCAATCGTATGTCATAGAAGCTACACATAAATGATGTGCTTTGAGAAAATGAGTTGATAAATGCAACCCGCCTCTTAACTGGATCATCTTTTCTGATGTCTGTTTCAGTTCCATTAATTGCATACTGGATGATGCAGTCAGCACCGCCATTCTGTAAGGTGATAGATTCCAGGGTTAAGATACCAGCCTTAACATACTTTTCTCCAATATCTCTAATTACAGAGTTATTTAAAGGTGTCCAACCTTTCTTACCTATTCCAAGTAATTGACCTGATCTAGAGTTGATGATAGCTTTGTAGCCTTTGCATAGTTGCTGATCTCTGGCCTCATAACCTCTGACATGATACGTGTCTTTAATTCCGAGTTCATTATCCTCATCTATTCCCATATTATGGAATAGTTCAACAGCATAAGGATCAAAGTTTAATCCAAACTTTTCAAAATTCTCATTATGTGAGAGATCAGGATTTACT